CAAAATCGGCGGAATTTACTCCGCCGAAAATGATACTGTGCCTCATTGTTCCCATTACTGCCATGCGAGCCTCCTCCTGTTCTGAGCCTCGATAAGTCTTCTCTCAACCGCCTGCGCAAGCTCGTTAACGTTCATTCCAGGCGAGCCGTAGACATTAACCACGACGCCACCGGCACTGCCCTGCATAGATTCTGCAATACGGTCCATCCTGTCCCAAAACGGATCCAGCGGGACGATAGCCTCACGACCCGCTTCGTTGAATTCGTGGATTGTGCTTCCGTCGGTCAGCAGCGTCCGTCCTGTGAAAATACCGCCGGCTGCGTGGCTCTCCCACGATATGCTGATGCTTGGCTTCGTTCCTTTGCCACCGATACCCCACGGAGCGGAACCGCCCGATACATTGATCTTCGGGATCTGAAGTTTGAGGATCTTGCCGAGATTGAACGGGAAATACCCTTTGATCTTGTCAATGATTCCTTTGACCTTGTCACGCATCGAGTTGATTGGCTGCATAAAGCGATCTCTGATGCCCGCAGCTGCTGCGGAGACCTTGCCCCACAGAGCGGACCCGAGACCCGTAACGATCGAAAGACCGATGCGGTTGATCGACGACACGATAAGCGGAAGATTTCTAATGAATGCCGACGCGAGCGTCATGATCAGCTTGCCGCCTGCAGCGAGGATCTTCGGAATCGTAGTCGATGCCCAGTTTGCGACTGTACTGCCCGATAAGCTGTTCGCAATGCCTGATACGTATGTTCCGAGACTTGTCAGTAATGTCGACACATTCGAGACCAGTAACGGAAGCCCCTGCTGCAGGAACGTACCAATTGCGGACGGAAGTGACTTCACCAACGTTCCGATCATCGGGATGAAGTTCCCGAAGAAGAACGTGCTTGCAGATGTCATGAGCTGACTGAGTGATGCACTGACATTTTCTCCGAGAGCAAGACTTCCGAGGAAGTTCGCTGCGGATGCCTTCATTGCGTTGAATGAACCGCTGAAGGTTTCGGATGCTTCAGCTGCTGCCACACCTGTAAGGCCGAGATCGCCCTGGATAACGTGGATGGCATCGTAGACATCTCCGAGATTATCGATATCGTAATGGACCCCTGTGAGCTTTTCAGCATCTGCCAGGAGTCGCTCCATTTCTGTTTTTGTTCCTCCGTACCCCAGTTTGAGGTTATCCAACCAAATTACTACCCCTCGTTTCCGAGCATTTAAAAAGGACTCGTTTGAGCCCTTAGGGTTTAGACTATATCTTTAACTATTTCAAACTGCTGAAATAGTCAGAGCGCACTTCCGATGCCGTACCAATAGACACCGTACTCGGTGACGAACCGATAGTCGTTACACCTTCCTACTTGCGTAGGCTTGGCACGGGATTGTCATGCGGCTTAAGCCGTTTAGAGTTCCCCCGTTAGCAGAGCCGTGCTCCACACCGCTGGTAGCGTTCACGCTCGCTCACTGCATAGTCGCCTATGCAGCGGACATTAGATTATTTATCGTGTAGTTTTGTTTCGCGAAACCTTGATATGCCATCTGTACCGACCCGATGTCAGTACCCATCTTTGCGGAGTTGTCCGCCATGTCGAGGATCGCAGTGTTTGCTGCTTCCATCGCTTTGTATGTATCTCCGCCGTAAGCGTTCTTCAGTGCAGCTCCGAAGGATACGGCCTGCTCTGAATAGTCGTTCATCGAGATGCCTGCAGCAGCTGCTTCTCTCGCATATCCGCGGGCTGCTTCAGCTGCTTCGCCGTAAAGTGTGTCGAGACCGCCCATGTATGACTGTTGGAGCTTTGCCCCTTCGTCAAGAGCGGACTTTGTAATCTTGACCACTGCCGTCCCGATGGCAGCTGTTGCGAGCGCCTTCTTCGCAAAGGATCCTATTTTCGACCCGAGCGAAGTTCCGGCAGACTCCCCCTCACCGGCCAGCAAGTTGGTGATGGATCCACTGATGCCCTGAGCTGATGGCACTATCTGTACGTACGCAGTTCCTAATGTAGTACCTGGCATGTTTATTCTCCTCTGATTCGCTTCAACGCGGCATCGAATTCGGCTGCCGTTTCGAAGCTTCTTGTTTTCTGCTTTGGCTCGCTCTTGATCACATCCGTAAACAGAACCAGTTTTCTTCTGTTGTCTTTGCTGAAGCCTGCACGGAATAATGTGAGATTGTCTGCGATTGCTGCAAGCAGATACGTGTCAAGGCCGACTTTTGAGTCGGTCACCTTGAGCATTATTCTTGAGTTTTCCCTCAGACCAGCAGATAAGGTCGCCACCAGCTGGACCGGAAGCGACCTGTAATCAAGTATGTGATAAGTCTCGGCAAGGTCGCAAATCAATGCGTCCTCGTCAAGTCTGATCATGCTGGCGAGGGTTCTGAGTTTTTTAATTCACCGGCGGAGTCCATGATCTCGCTGATAGCGCCGACCATCGCCGACGTCCTGACCCGTCCGTCCTCGTCACGGAGATGCTCCTTGAGAGCCTTGACGCCATCGTTGCCGAGCAGCATCTTCGCAGCTCTAACTATTTGGCCAGTTTCGCCTTCGTCAATGTTGGCTAAAACCTCAAGGAATTCCCAATCGTCCGTGACGCCGTCAACGATCTCCACCTCGAATTTATCCTTCATTTTCACCTTCATGGGTCACCTCTTCATCCTTGAACTATGCCTGCTTGATATACTCGTAATGAGTATTGCCATCAGTATCCGGCAGGGCTGTGATTGTTACTTCATAGCCAACTGCATCGGAATCAGTGTATGTAATGTCGCCCAGTTCGGAAAGCTTTCCGTGAGGTATAACCACTCTCTTTACTGTATTGCTGTTCATTACCATATCAACGACCCAAACGCCCTCCTCGGGCTCGTCTGCGTTTGCCGTGACTGTGATGCCGGTTGCAAGAGTGCCGGATACATTGCTGGAGCCGTATACTGCTTTCAGGACTTCTGCGTTCAGTACCTCGATCAGAGTGAACTGGAATGTGTCAGTTTTCTCTTCCTGGATGTTCAGAACGGTATCACCGCCCCATGCCTTGATATCAGTTGTCTCAGGGCTGTTGGAGTTGGTCAGACCGTCTTCGCTGCAGTATCCGAGCGCCTTAAAGTCAGCAGCAAGTGCAGTGGTTGCGTCTGTCGGGGCAGTTGTGCCCTTTTCAGCTCTCCAAACAGCACCGCCAATCGCCGGCTTTCCAGCGCTTACATTTCCTACTGTCTGTGCCATTTACTGTGCCTCCTAATAATGTGTAATGTCATACACGGCCTGCCAGCGGTACTGCTTCGTGGTCGTGTCTGTAAAGTTATAATCTGTTTCGAGCCTTATCCCTGCCACTTGAGGGAGCTCAGCGAACTCCTCCATCACTGCCTCGACTCGTCTGTTCAGCTGCATGGCCTCGAGTAACGAAGCCCCATACGACTGGACGGCGAAGGTCGTGGTTTTGATGCGGTTCATCGTACTGCTACCCGTCTGATCGAGGATCACGTAACCGGTCTTCTGCTCGGGCTGTTCCATTCCGACATATATCCCGAGCTTATCGTTGAGGAAGCTTATTAATAATTCAGCGATCATAATCCACCTCCTCTTGCCTTGAGCAGAGTGTTATTTTCGTAATTGTCTTTGCGGGCCTCATACGTTGCAGCATAGACCGATGCGTTTGCACGGGTCGTCCCAACATACGTATCCACTTCATATCCGTCTCCGGCTCTGCTCTGCACCCGTTCCGCAGCCGACTTGACTATCGCCTGCGATTCCGGGCTCCTAAGCATTTCCCTTACCCCGCTTCTATTCAATTTGAACTTAACCGCCTTGCTCATAGCGTTCGACCTGCACTTTCTTGTTCCAGCTGAGCGGGATCATGTACTCGATCCCTTCTGTTGGAATGTCAATGATCCTCCAGTCCTCTCCCAGGAAGCTAACTCTCTTGCCGGCAGACCAGTCGTGCGTGTCGCCCTTTGGTATAGCGAGCTGGTACACGGCTTTGCGTCCGCTGAGGTTGTAGGTGTCGAGCACTTCCGTTGAGCTGATAGGTGCATATAATACGTTTTCAACAGGGACCGGCGTCTCCTCATAGATCGGATGATTCAGTGCGTCGACCCCCGTCTGTGTTCTGTCGTAGAGTGTGACTGTAACGCCTCTCATAAGCAGCCTCCCTTTTTCGGGGCGAGCTCCTGAGTCGGACTGTATGATCCGATGGAGTTGCCCGCTCCGAGGAGCTTCTTTTCCAGCTTCCCAAGATAAAGCTCACCGACCGAACCGGACCCGATCGTCCAGCTCTGAGAGTAACCCAGCGCGGACATACTGCCCTGCGTTGCGCCGATCGGTGCTCCCTGATCTCCGCCGTCTCCGATTGCTCTGATGACCATTCTGCAAGAAACGATCTCTTTCACGTCAAAGTCGACACTGCTGTTGTAAGCGTCTATGATGAGCGCTGCGTCATTGAGCAACGCTGCGCAAACAGTCTGCTCGTTCTCCGACATTGTTCTCGTCATACGAGACTGAACATCTTCAACTGTTGCGTATGCCATCATGGTCACCTCATTTCTTCTTCGTTGCTTTCTTGCGACTTGTTTTCGGCTCAGCTTTCGTGGTTGTAACAGGAACATCGGCCAGCTTGTGGCCGGCCGACTTGTATTCCTCTACTCTATCTTCCGCGACCCACATCACTGTGCCCATAGTCGC